TGATAATAAAACAGTTTAACAATTCAATTAAATCAATAGTTTATATAGTATTTTATAATATATTTTAGAATATTATCTAAATAAAGTATATTTTTTGCTAGAAAAGTCATATATAATTGTTTTTTTAGGGCATATGGGCATCAGCCATGCCCGGTAGTACAGATACGTGTACAGAGAAATACACAGAAGTGAAAAATCAAGTGTTAACCACTATATAAACTGACGATATGCCTACACATAGTTGCAAAAAAGTCACACTAAATGCACAAAAATAACTGCCACACTAAATTATTTCTTGACAGTATCCTAAAAATCCGGTATAATGATGTATAACTGGCTCACTGAGAGTGTACATATTAAGTGTATACATATAAAATATAAATACATTTAATATAAAAACACTTAAATGTAACAATTAAGTGGTTTCTTCTAAATATAAACTCTCGTACCTGAACAAAGTCCTTGACAATGACACGAAAATCAGTAAAACTATATACACCAGAGAATATGTTAGAAGCATTTTATGATGCTATCCGTAATAATAAGTTAAATAGTCTACACATCCCTCACAGTTCCGTGTTTTATGTACGTGCTGCGATAGAAGCAAAGACCGGTGAACGTTATACACTGAAGCACGTAGAAAATGCAATGAAAAAAGAGGGAATGTTAAAAGATGTATGAATTATTTGTATTGGCTTGTCTGATAGGCAGTCCAAATATGTGCGTAACACTAAAAGATTTGTATAGTCCACACGCAACCCATGATAAGTGTTTAGCAAGAGCTTATGAAATAGCACAAGGAATGCCAGTTCATATGCCGATGTACTTCCCCAAGAGTTATAAATGCCTAAACATGGAGACAGAAGGCGATAAGATAAAAACAACATGGCAACCAAACGTAAAAGAGGTGGACTAAAAGGTTTCACTCAAAAGAGTGGAGATATGCGACCCACAAAAAGTGGTGCAGGAATGACTGCAAAGGGAGTCGCTAAGTATAGAAGGCAAAATCCGGGTAGTAAATTAAAGACAGCAGTAACAGAAAAATCACCATCTAAAGCTAGAGCTAAAAGACGTAAGTCTTTCTGTGCAAGAAGTGCAGGTCAGATGAAAAAATTCCCTAAAGCTGCAAAGAATCCCAATAGCCGACTAAGACAAGCTAGAAGAAGATGGAGATGTTAATATGAAGTTGAAACAGCCAACAGCCAAACAGGTGGGACTAAAGAAATTACCGACACCTGTAAGAAATAAAATGGGATACATGAATAAAGGCTCACTCGCCACCAAGAAAAAAACTAAAGGTGGTAACAAAGGTGGAAAAGGAATACTTGTTGTTAGTATAGGTGTAGGTAAAATGACGAAGAAGAAACCTACAACTAAGAAGAAGACAACAAAGAAAACTAAAAGGAGAACATAGTGTCACAAATGAAACGAAAATTTAAGAAAAAAGAAGAAGAAAAAAGAAAATATAATACTTTGTTTTATCAATTTGCTGGTGAGAAAAGTAGAAGAGAATTTAAGAAAAAGGATGGCACGTGGTATGAAGTTAGGAAAGATGGCACATTAAAATCTCGCCCACCTGTTGCGACAATACTAGGAGCTTTGAATAAAGGACCTTCTCATCCAGCCATATACCTGCCCTCTGCTACTCAAAAAAGAAAAGATGCATCCTTAAGTATACTAGACACACTTAAGTCAGTTACAAAATCAACTAAAGGACAAGCTCAAGCAAGCACACTCACAGACTCAGATAAAAAAGGTAAGAAAACAAAAACAATACAGGAACTTCCTAAAAAGAGACCTGACAAAAAACTTAAAAAGTTAGAGACGAGAGATGTAAAAACTTTTGAAACAAAAGAAGCTAAACCTATAGAAAAGAAAAAAGACTCTGCTCCTACAACACCTAACTTAAAACCTTTTCAAGGTTCATATAATCAAGACACACAAAAACTTGTAAACATAAAGGGCAAAACTTTCGTTGCTCCAAAAAGTTATGAAAAACCTAAATCAAAAACAAATCCATCATTTAAAAGATTGTTGGATAAATTAGGTTTGAATAAAGGTTCTTATGTTGGTAAACCTAAAACAGGACACACTGACTATAGAAAATCTGGCTTATTTAAATAGGGAGAAATAATTATGCCAATGCACGGAAAAAAGAAATCCAAGATGATGAATCGTGGTGGTGCTGCTAAAAAGAAATCAAAAATGATGAACAGAGGTGGTGCTATGAAAAAGAAGTCCAAGATGATGGCTAGGGGTGGCAAAGTCAAAATGGCTTATGGTGGAATGAAAAAGTCCAAGATGATGGCTAGAGGTGGAGCAGCAAGACGTAAGTAATGTCTTACCTTATAAGTAACGTACCCCATTTCAAGTGCTGGGTACGTAAAGAGTTTACTTGTAATCACCAAAATTATCATGGTGAGTTTCTACACGCAATAGCATTTGCTGTCAATACCATACCTGACAGGTCACTGAGCTTTCAGGTAGTGTTTACAGGATGCACCGAAGAGAACAATGTTCATGGTGGTGCAATGTGGGCAAGGATGCCGATACAGGCACTCGTAGCTGACATACCTGTAGATGAATGGGCAGAGCCAATGGAAGACCATTTATGTCAACCTTGGGACTGTGAATCAAGACATCATAGTGTTATAGTCATGGATAGAGTAAGTTCCTCACCTTGGCTATGCAAAATAGACAATCAGTTCTTCACTGCTAGATATATGTTTACTGTAGATTATACAGACCATGAAATAGCAGATGACCCTGCACAACATAAACAATCTCATGTATTGTATTTGTTGGATGCAGGTGAGTGGACAGGTAACATTGTTGCATTACCAAATAACAGAGTGAGAGCAACAAGTCCTGCATTATGGGTAACAGGAGAGGGTGCTCCTGACTTCGCACCTTCACAGTGGTTACACTCAGCAGAGTCACACGAATCCTACTTAGACCCTTATACAACATTTAACAATCTATATTCAGATGGTGGCAAGACTACAAACAATAAGAAGAAAAATAAAAAGTAAACAAAAACTTGGTTTTTCTGAAAGAGCTAGAGCAGTGAATAAGGGATTGTTACCATCAAAGGCGAAAAAAAATGGCAGTAAAAAGAAAAAGCACAGTAAATAAAGCAGGTAACTATACTAAACCTGCTCTACGCAAAAGAATATTTAACAGAATAAAGGCAGGTGGCAAGGGTGGTGCTCCGGGACAATGGTCAGCACGTAAAGCTCAGATGATGGCTAAAGCCTATAAAAAAGCAGGTGGAGGCTATAGAGGATAATGCCACACTACACTAGACCATTAAAAAAAGTTATAGGCAAACTTAAAAAAGCATCTAAGGCTCATGCAGGACAGGCTAAAACTTTAACAAAAATAATGAAAGACCAAAAGAAAGGTTACAAGAAAGTTGTCAAAAAGAAAAAAACGTGACCCAAAAGTGGGTACCGGGAAGAAACCGAAGGGTTCAGGGAGACGTTTATACACGGATGAAAACCCTAAAGACACAGTTAGCATCAAGTTCGCCACCCCAACCGATGCAAGAAACACAGTTGCAAAAGTTAAAAAAATCAATAAGCCTTATGCGAGAAAGATACAGATACTTACTGTCGGTGAGCAAAGGGCAAAAGTGATGGGCAAGACTGAGGTTGTTGCCATATTTAAAAGAGCAAAAGAAAGTTTAAAGAAAGCACATGAACGAAAAAAGAAAAAGGTGTAAAACTTGTGAGTGTTACGATTGCGATTGTGAAGATTGTACCTGTGACTGCCACAAAGAGGAGGAAGACATAGAGGGTGTTCCTGTATAAATGATAGAGTTTCTTCTGATATTTATGATTGACAAACAAATCGTAAATCAGAGTCAAAGATTTAAGGACATTAATAGATGTCTTTATTTTGCAGAAAGACTGCATGACCAACCAGCAATACCAACAGAGGATGGAAGCAAACGTATAACTGCATATTGTAAACCTGTAAGGAAGTAGAATGTTAGCAGAATTAGCAGCTGCAAATGCTGCCTTCGGTGTAATAAAAAGTTTCATAAGCAACGGAAAAGAACTAGCTAGTTGTGGGAAACAAATCTCAGACTTTGTATTTGCAAAAGAGCAGATAGAAAAGAAGGCTAAAAAGCAGAGAGCCAAGGGTGTACGCACAAATGATTTAGAAGAGTTCATGGCTTTAGAAAAGATAAAGCAACAGGAAGAAGAACTCAAACAGATTATGATATATGCAGGTAGACCGGGATTATGGCAAGATTGGCAAAGGTTTCAGGCAGAGGCTAGAAAGTCAAGACGATACGCAGAGAAGATGGCTCAGAGAAGAAAAGAAGAGCTTCTTGAAATGATGGGTTACAGTATAGCATTCATAGCCTTACTAGCATTCGGAGGTATGATATTATACTTTGTAGGTAAATGGACAGGTAAATTATAATGGCACTTAAAAAATCACAGAGGTCTTTAGTTGCGTGGACAAAACAAAAATGGAGAACCAAATCAGGTAAACCTAGTACACAAGGGAAAAAGGCTACTGGTGAACGTTATCTACCTTCCGCAGCGATTAAGGCTCTTTCTCCCAGTGAATACGCAGCCTCTTCGGCTGCTAAACGAAAAGCGAAGAGAGCAGGTAAACAGGTATCTAAACAACCCAAAAAGATTGCAAAGAAAACATCAAGATTTCGTAAATTCAGTTAAGGTAAAAGAAAAGCTAAGAGCAGAACGATTAAAGGAAAAGATAGAAAATGATACAAGCACTAATAGGACCAATCGCAAATCTCGCAGGAACATGGTTTCAAAACAAACTAGAAAAAACAAAAGCAGAAGGTAAGGCAAAAGTAGCAGAGGCAAAAGCTAGAGCAACTGTAGCAGAGAAAGTAGCTTCAGGTAAAATAGAATGGGAAGGCAAAATGGCAGATGCTACAAACGATAGCTGGAAAGATGAGTTTGCCTTAGTTGTACTACTAGCACCTGCAATACTAGTCTTCATTCCCGGAATGAGAGAATATGTTCAAAGTGGTTTTGAGGTGTTGGCAACATTACCTGATTGGTATCAATACCTGTTATATATAGCCATATCTGCATCGTTTGGTATCAAAGGTGTAGGTCAGGCAGCAAAGATGTTGAAGAAGAAATGACATTAAAAGCCTTGACATTTTTGAAGATTTCTGCTATAATTAGTAAGATAGGAAACTATTTTTGGCACTTACACGTTAGAGAAATACGTAAACAGCAATACAAACAAGGACTCCGACCATGAACATAGATGTGTTAAGAAAAGAAATAGAAGCTGATGAGGGATGTAAGTACGAAACTTACCATTGCAGTGAAGGTCATTTGACTGGGGGAATCGGACATTTGATTACTGAGTGGGATGAAGAAATATATGCAGGACCTATTGGCACACCTATATCTGAAGAACAAGTACAAGAGTGGTTTGAAAAAGATGTACAGACTGCTATAAATGATTGTCAAGATATATTTAATGATTTTGATTCTTTACCTGAAGACATACAACATGTATTAATAAATATGGCATTCCAACTTGGAGGTCCTCGTTTACGTAAATTTAAACTTATGATTGCTGCTGTAGAGGTGGAGGACTATCGTGAAATGGCTTTGCAGATGGAAGACAGTAGATGGTTTAAGCAGACAACAAACAGAGCACAACGTTTGATTGATAGAGTTGTGCGACAAGGTGTACCTATATGAGTGAAGAATTAAAATTTAGACAGTTTGCCAAAACTAAAGGATTTATTATTGAAGATGGTACAAAAAAAGGTTTTGGCAGTCTCATACCTTTAAGTAAGAAAGACCAAGCTGGAAATAAATATCAACTTAAAATTACTAATCCTAAAGGAATACCTACAAGTGTTCTTAGAGAAAAAATGATTGATATGTATAAGCGAGGTGTTATTAATGAAGAACAAAAAAAATATTATGATAAAGTACCTGTTAAGGCAAGAGTAGGACAAAAATCTGTAAGAGTAAAAAGTGTTGCCGAAGGAAAAAAGTTAGCTAAAAAATTATCTAAAATGTTTAAAGTTGGTGGGGGTTCTGATTTTCCAATTAAACTTCAACAAGGACCAGATTTAGTTAAAAAAAATAAAGGTGGATTATCCACAAAAAAATATGCAAACGCAGTGACTATGGTAAATAATTTAAGATGAAGAAAAGAGAACTAACAGAAAGACAACAAAAGTTTCTAGAAGTTTTGTTTGACAAAGCTAATGGAGACCCTGTACAAGCAAAACTACTTGCAGGGTACTCAGAGCATTCTGCTACTTCTTCTATTGTTGCATCTATGAAAGATGAGATAATGGAAGAAACACAACTGTATATGAGTCGTAATGCACCTAAAGCAGCAGTTGCTATGGTAAGTGGAATTGATGACCCTACACAATTAGGCATTAGAGATAAACTTGGTGCATCAAAAGAATTACTTGATAGAGTAGGTTTGATTAAAACTGAGAAATTACAAGTAGAAGCATCAGGTGGTGTCATGATATTACCACCAAAGAAGAAGTAAGGAGATTAAAATGGTAGCAGGACCTATATTAAATATTACAGCAAAAGGACTTAGTGCAGGTGCTAAAGTTGTATTAAAGCAGTTAAAAACTTTGATGAACAAGTCTAAGAAAACTACAGCAGATAGAAAAAAAATAACTAAATTAAAAAAAGAATTAAACGCAGATGAAAGTGTAAAAGCTAAAAAACTAGCAAACGAAAAAAGAAAAATTAAAGAAAGAAGAAAAGATAAAGAAACTAAACAAGATATAGGAGACATAAAATCTGCAATAAGAAATCAAAAAATAAAAGGTGAAATAGACGATAACTATTATAAGGAATTAAATAAATCTATACAAACTGGAAAGAAAATGGAATTTCCAAAAAAAGTAAAAGATGAAGAATTTATGAATCAGATTAAAGCCTTTCTTAAAGAAGATGCTAGAAAAAAGGGTTTTAGCACAGGTGGTTTATCATTAAAAAAGAAATACGCTAACCCTGTAAAAATTGTAAATAATTTAAAGAAGCGATGAACAGAAGTTTAGGTAAGTGGAAGTTACCACAACCAACAGATTTAAAAGATGAAGAACAAAAAGAGTGGATACAGATACCACGTATAGCAAGAATC